CCTTCAAAGTGGCGACAGGGGGAGCAATCTGGAGTGCGGTGACTTGAAAGTTGGCGAGGTTGGTCCCATCGGAAACGAAAACATTCTGACCGACCACCATCCATGAAAGGTTGGCAACCGCAATGGGGACGGTGGAGGCCGTAGTTGGGATGGTGAGCGAGGCCGTGGCGACGGTGAAGGAATTAACGCCATCGGTTCCCGCCGCGGCAGCCGCGCCGGGTTCTCCTTCCGTCCCCGGCACATTAACGACAACGGGCGTTGGGCATCCGCAATTATTTAAAACGGTCATTTGATTTAGGTTGCTCTCTGACTCGAATTGATAGATAGGTAGCACGCAACGATTAAAGCAGCAAGAGAAATTTGAGCACACCATACAAAGACCAATACGGATTCAGTTGGAAAACCAAGCCAGTCGAACTTCTTGTCGAGTCGAACATGATCCGCGTGCTGTATCACGGCACTGACCGGAAAGCCTTGCTCGGCCATTACCTGAAAGTTCACAAGCTGCTGTTGCCGGAAGACGACCAGCACCGATGGTTTGTGCTGGGAATGAAGTCGCTGGTGGAAAACGATGTCAGCGTTTTTCTCGGCCCAGCTTCATCCAACAAGACCTACATTTTCGCCGTCCACGCCCTGATTGACTTCTTCGTATTTGGCGCAAACTCGCTGGCTATCATTTCATCCACGGACATGAAGTCACTCGAATTGAAAGTCTGGGGGCGCGTGAAGACCCTTTTCAACCGATGCCGCAGAAACCATGACTGGCTGCCGGGATTCATACTGGATTCAGCCAAGGCCATCACGCTGGACGAAACCGATGACGAGAACGAAATCGCCCGCGAGCAGAATAGCGGCATCGTGTGCGTGGCCTGCGTGTCCGGAGGTCGCTTCGTCGGCATGGGCAAGTTTCAGGGCGCAAAGCCTCCGCACAGCCCCGGAAAGTTCAATGGCATCCTGAAGCACTACGGCGATGAGGCGGCAGTTATGCAGCCGGTGTTTCTGGATGCGTACGCGAACTGGATGGTGAACAACTCGGGCCCAAAGAAAGCGTTCAAGGGCGTGATGGGCGGCAATCCAACTGATATTTCAGATCCGCTTTGCACGGCGGGGGAGCCGGTGGGTGGCTGGGACGTGTTCATTGACACCGGCAAGACTCAGGAATGGAAGTCGCGCTGGTATGACGCCCATGTGGTTGCCTTCGATGGCCGCGATTCGCCAAACAATGACGAGCCTAAGAACCGCTATCCATACCTGATTTCCGAAGGCTTCGTGAATCTGATGAAGCGAACGCACGGAGATGACTCGTGGCAGTTCTATCAACAGGCTATCGGCAAGCCGTCGCGCGGCATGGTGTCTAATCGCGTAATAACAATCGGAATTTGCGAGCGGGGGAAAGCATTTCTGGACGTCATCTGGCGGGATACCAAAATCATCAAGCTTTACGCACTTGACCCTGCATTTGGTGGCGGGGACCGCTGCGTTGGCGGTGAACTGAGGATTGGATTCGACAAGGACGGAAAGCAGATTCTGGATTTGACTGAGCCGGAAATCATCCCGATACGATTAAACTCGAATATGGAGCCGGAGGACCAGATTGCCCACTTCATCAAGGCCAAATCCGAATCGCTGGACATCCCGCCCGAGAATATGTTCTACGACTCATTCGGGGGAGGTCTATTAGGATTCTCGTTCGCCAAGGTGTTTGGTTCTTCCTGCCCGGTGCCAGTGAACTCAGGCGACAAGACGACGACTCGCCCAGTTCGCTTTGACTTATTCGTGGAGGACAAGGATGGGACTAAAAGGTTGAAGCGGTGCGACGAGCACTACTCAAAATTTGTCACAGAAATGTGGTTCTCAACTCGGGAGGCCATCGAATCCCAGCAAGTAAGAAATCTTCCAAGCTCCGTCGCTCAAGAGGGTCAGTTGCGCATGTTCAAGATCGTCGCCGGGAACAAAATCGAGGTGGAAGCCAAGGACGAGATGAAGGAGCGGATCCGGAAATCCCCCGACCTTTACGATTGGTTCGCTGTGGGAACCGAAGGCGCACGCCGACTTGGTTTCAAGATTCAGAGGCTTGGCATGGAACTGGACCTGAATAAACCCGACAACAATTTCTTTGGTAAGCGGTCCAAATCCTACCAAAAGCTGCTCGAATCCAAGATGCTTCAGTCGGTCTAAAAAGGAACTTCCAAGTCGTCTCCATCATCGAAACTTTTTCCCTCCGGAGCTGTCGGCACAACCCGTCTCGGCACATCGGCGTCATCAATCTTGGAACGAGACCGGCCATCCGGCTTCCAAGTGTCCAACCAGACCGTGTGCGTTTCACCGTATTGCGAAACCTCCTTGCGCGAGGATATGCCAAGATTCACATAGCCTTTCTCGTTCACATGCTCATCCAGCCACGCCTTTAACTTGGCGACGTTGATTCCCATTTTAAGAATCGTCTTTCCGCTGGATTGAAACGTGATTTCCCTGGCTGAGATGGGCGCGTATGCTTTTTGTTCTTTTTCGTTCATAAAATATTTTGTAACTGTGGGTCAGATTGGTTGGAAATCCTTGTCAACTTCACCGTTCTCAAATCGTTTTACAGCCGCTGACTCTCGCGCCTTGTAAGCTGATGACGACGGCCTTCCGTCCAGTCCCACGTTTTTTAGTGGTTTTTTCTTATCCCGATATTCTGCCTGCTTGACCCGCTGATAATCCAGCCGATCATCCGCCGAGAGTTTGCGCCGGTACGCCGCATGATTCAAAAGCCGCCACCCACCATCAACCTTTTCAATACGCCGACCCTCCCATTCCTCAGTCCTCGAATACTTGTCAGGTGCCAGAAATTTATTAACCGCACCCTCGCAATCTTCCAACGAAACCCGCGCGGCATTCGCCAACCCAGGCAATGCTGCTTCCACCAGTCCACCACGGTCTGCAAGCGCCAGCATTGTCACCCAAACTATTCTCGTCTTGTCGTCCTCACTCCAGATTGATGATGTCACAATTGATTGAAAGAGCTTGGTGAATCCACTCATAATGTGTTGTTACTGTTGATTATTTGAAGGAGTTTACATGTGTTTACATTTTTGTCAACGATTTACACAAGCAGAAGCAGAAGCAGAAGCAGATAAAAGAGTCAAAAGTAGAGCTTTCATGAAACGGAGTCTCAACGCTCAACGAATCGCGCACCGCAGCGGCCTGCCGGGTGGCACACCGCCGGGACGGTCTTGCCCGGAAAAGAATGCTTAAGGAGTGTCAGGACAGTTGCCGCCTCAATCAACGCAGGATGACAGCTATTGAGTTTTTATTGATCAGACGCACAAAGTGTCGGACTAAGAAACAAAGTGGCTTAAATCGAATCGTAGCGACATTGGAATGTAGTGGATACCGCTACACAAGACAGGATAAGGTCTGGTTAAAACAACGTGATCGGAAATGAGATAGCGAATGGCAACAGGTGTTATATCTAATACCTGAGCTTATCCGACTCACATTTCTTGCGACATATCCCGAGCGGGAATTGTGGTGTCTGCGGGCGCTGGATCGGGTGATTGTTGCGGCGTCTCAATGGGCTGCGCTTCGGCATTGCGCTTAGATTGACGACCTGGTCGGTTAACACCTGCTGTCGGCTGCACGAGCTTCCAGAGCTTTTCCTTTGCTGCGGCCAGCTTCACGAAAGACTCTTCATCGTCACGCTCAAGAGACTTATCAATCAGCTTGTCCAGACATTGGATCTGTCGCAACGTGCGCTTACGTCTCGCTTCATCATCCGTCAATTCCTCGCTTGGTTTTGACGCCGACAGGATAGCTAGTCGCTCCAAGCGCGCGCGCTTTCGGGAGAATCCAGAAGCGATGCCGCCAATGCGACCCATTGAAGCGGCATTTGAAGCGGTGAATGGTTCTGCTCTCATTGGCTCGCGAGTTTGCCGCAGAAGCGAGGAAAGTCAAGGACTTACGAGACGCCCCAGCCGGGTTCTCTGCAAGGATTGGTTCCCTGACTGGTCTTAATCGTCAAAAATCCCAATGAAACAGGGGCAAAATAGAATGCGAATCTTCTTGCATAACCTAACTGATAGGATATTCTCATCGTAACGATACGAATGAATCGTATCGGGTAACTGAAAGAACAAAAATGAAACTGACCTACATCTCGAACAGCATCAGCGGCGGCCCTAAACTCATCAACGAAGCTGGGGAAACGATG